TGGTTAACGTAGCTGATGTAGAGTTTTCTAAGGTAGCTACTAAGTTTCAAACAGGACAGGCTACTGAAGAAGAATTAAAAAGAGCCTTTAAAAATGTCGTAGGTATTGTTAACATAGCTCGTGGTGGCTTCTCAGAAGCTGGACGTATGCTAGAGTTCTCTAAAGTCGTAGACGGATGGAACGTAAATACTCTTAATACTGCTATTGAAGCTGGTACAGCCTTGCAGGGTAATCTTAGGGGTAGACAAAAGTTCATGTCAGATATGGCTAAGTATGCCTTTGATATCCAGAAGGGTGGGGCTAAAGCAGTTGGTGTCGTAAATGAATTGTTTATTAACTCTATCCTGTCAGGTCTTAAAACACACCTAGTTAATATTGGCTCTAACACGTTTACTATGGCTACTATGCCACTAGAAAGATTTTCTGGCGCACTTATTAGAGGTGATAAAACAGAAATGATGAAGGCTTTACGTACTTATCAAGGTATGTATTTATATAGCTGGGAATCTTTAAAAGCTGGTATGCAAGCCTTAAAAAAGGGACAGACCATTCTTGATGTAGACCGTTCTATTATGGAAGAGGGTGTACAAACAGGTGAAATTCCTTGGGTAATGGGACAACTAATACGTTTACCCACCAGAGCATTGGCAGCAGAAGATGAAGTATTTAAACAATTAAACTTCCGTGCTTTTGCTTTTGCTGAAGCTATGGCTGATGGCAAAGCTTTGGGTTATCGTGGGTCTGATTTAAACAACTATGTAACAACAGAAGTTAATAAAGCAGTAGACGATCAAATTAAAGCTAATATTACAAAAACCACAGTAACAAACCCTGTAGCGGAAAGAGCTATTGAGGCGGCACGTACTGCTACGTTTACACAGGGTGTAGATGGTAAAAGTATTAACGAAAGAGCCTCTCAGGGATACACAAACCTTGTTAATAATATACCTATTCTACGGCAAATAAGTCCTTTTGTTCGTACACCTTTAAACATTGCTTCTTATACTCTACAACGTAGTCCCTTAGCCCCACTATCGGGACGCTGGCGTAGAGACATGAGACAGGGTGGACAAGCAGAAGCTCAAGCAATAGTTCGCTGGGGAGTGGGAATGTCATTAGCTGACTACTTCTATGGACTAGCTCAGCAGGGTGCTATCACAGGTACTGGGGCTGGTTTAAGCGTAGATCAAGTCAGAGCTATGGAAGATATGTATGGTTATAAACGCAATGCTGTTTATGATGGTGAAGAATACCTAGAGGTATCTCGACTATCTCCAGCTACTGACCTTATGACTATTATGGCTTCTATTTATGAGTTGAATAAGTATGGTGCTACAAAAGAAGCTGATGAATTAGCTGCTGCTGTCACTGTTGTATTGGCTGACTTTGCTAGGGATAAAACTTTCTTGCAGGGTGTGAATGATTTTATGAACGCTGTAGAAGACCCTGAGCGTTACCTTACTTCATACTTTGGAAGTAAGGCAGCGGCAATGGTTCCTTACTCTGGGTTGTTAAAATCTTTGAATGGTGATCCAAAACTAAGAAAAATCTACGAAGTAGCTGAAGGTTACAAGAAGACAATTCCTGGATTATCCAAAGACTTAGACCCTGTTCGTAACATCTTAGGTGAACAAAAACTAGTCCCAGAGTTCTGGGGAATAGACTTTGCATCTCCTATTGGACACACTGTTGAGAAGGATGATCCTATTGCACTGGCGTTTAAACAAGCTGCTGATGCTGGAACACCCTTCAACATCCCCATGCCTTCTAAGAATAAAGCTGGTATAGACTTAACTGATAGGGCTTTTAGTAATGACTTTCAGGGTAAACCTTTGAACCCTAAGCGTGTACGTCAGACAGCCTATGATATGTGGCTAGAGTTTTCTGGTAAGGTTCCACTAGACTTTACTGGTAAGGGTGACATGAAAACACTTAGAGAAGCCTTGACTGCTGTTGTATCAGACCCACGGTTTGAAGGACAGGCTACAGGGAACTTCCGTATTGGAGATAAAGTGTATACTGGTTCTCGTGCTGACTACATCAACCAAACAATTACAGCCTATCGTAATATAGCTTGGGATGTAATGGTAGGTAAAGACCCATATGCAGCTAATGCTGCTAGTGGTATCTTTGACTCCAAGGGTTTTCTAGTAGATGTCAAGGGAGCTTTTAACCCTCGCCTTGCTACAGCCTTCTGGACTAACAACAAAGTTGCAGGAGAAGCAGCTAAGAGTAAAGAAGGTCAAGAGTGGATGAAGGGTAATCAGTTAGCCATTGAGGATAGAATTAAGGGGATATTTTCCCAAGGGAGTAATTAAATGAGTAACTCTGTACAACTGTACACAAACATTGCGGCTCCGCAAAGCAGTTTTTCATTTCCATTCTCCTATCTAGAAGCGGTAGATATTACTGCCTACGTAGATGGGGTAGTGGTATTTCAGAACAACGCTTCTACAGGTACAGCAGTAGGGGGTAACACTTATGTTGTTGCCTTCTCTGCACCTGACTCTACTACGCTTACATTCTCTCCTGCTGTAGTAGCAGGAAGTAATGTGCGTATTCAGCGTAACACTAACTTGACTACAAAAGCTGTAGACTTTGCAGACGGTGCAGTACTGACTGAGATTGCTCTAGATACAGCTATTGACCAAGTGTTCTTTGGTTCTCAGGAAGCTATTGATAAAGCCAATGAGTCCATCACTGTAGACGTAGATGATAAGTGGAACGCTCAGAACAAACCTATTAAGAATGTAGGTAATCCAACCAACGCTCAGGATGTAGCTACTAAAGACTACTTAGAGAACACTTGGTTATCACCTACAGATAAAGCTAACTTAACTACAGTGGCTAGTATTTCTAGTGATGTAACAACTGCCGCTGGTATTTCTAGTGATATTACGGCTGTAGCCGCTGATGCTACAGACATTGGAGTAGTATCTACTAATATAGCAAGTGTTAATACTAACGCTGGTAGTATTGCATCTATCAATACTAACGCTGCAAACATCACAGACATCCAGAACGCTGCGACTAATGCTGCTACAGCTACCACACAGGCTTCTAATGCCTCTGCTTCAGCTACTCTGTCACAGGAGTGGGCTGAAGAAACCACAGGTATTGTAGATAGTACAGGCTATTCTTCTAAGGCTTGGTCTACAGGTGGCACAGGTGTTACCAACACAGCAGGTGCTGGTGCATCTCAGGAGTGGGCAACTAAGACTACAACTACTGTAGATGGTACAGAGTACTCAGCTAAAGAGTACGCTATTGGTTCACAGGCTGGTAACACACTGGGTTCAGCCAAACAGTGGTCACTTGGTGGTGGTGCTAGTTACGATGTAAACACCACAGTAGATGGCACTAATTACTCAGCTAAGTACTATGCCGAACTTGCAGCAGCCTCCGCAGATGCCGTGGATGATAAGTACCTTGGTGCTAAGTCCTCAGACCCTGCACTAGACAATGATGGCAATGCTCTAGTTACTGGTGCTTTATACTACAACAGCGTCAATACAATCATGCGTGTATGGAATGGTACAGCTTGGGAAGATGTAGCAGCTAGTACTGCTGGATTTGCTTCTAACGGTTTCTCTATCGCAATGGCAATCGCCCTATAAAGGATAAATTATGGCACAAAACTTTAGACGATATACCCTACAGGGCGTAGGCACTTCTGCCGCTGACATTCCTGATGGGGCAAACTTTGACAGTTACGATACCATTGTAGGTATCCACATGACTAATACATCTGCTAACGCAATCACAGTAGATGCTTACATTAACGATGGCACAGCGGATGTGTACCTCATCAAAGGCGCACCTATTGCTGCTGGCGGCGCACTACAGCTACTTGATGGTGGCGCAAAGGTAGTGGTTAGCAGTGGTGACAGACTGTGGATTAAGTCAGACACAGCAGCATCTTTGGATTGTTGGGTATCTGCCGTTGATGACATCAGTGCATAAGGGAGAGAACTATGGGTTACATTGGTAATCAACAAGCACAAGGCTTTAGTAAGACTCCCCCTAAACAAGACCT